GCATCTTCTTTTTGTTTCGCTACAATTTCATCCATGTTTATAAATTCAGGATGTGAAGTATCAAATACGGCACATCTTTGGGCGGGCGCAGTAATTAACATACCCTTAGACATTCTTTTGTTTATAGTCTCACAATATATCCCTCGTATTCCTAAGTCTTTAATAAAAGCTTTGTAGTCTGTTTGGTCTCTGTTTAATTCTTCTCTGAGTTTATTTACGGGGATAAAAAGTTTCTGCGTATCAGGTTCATGCCGCATTACAAGTTCATGCCATTTAGGTTCCATTATAGGAGCAACAGATTTTGAGGTACGTTTATCTACTCCGTCATTTACTATTAATAATCTGTTTAGATTTTGAACTATAAAACCACCTAGTGTGGCTACATAAGAATCTACAGGGGCTATAGTCTCCTCTCTCAATACTTTAATAATTTCACCGGCTTTTAAATATATACGTTCCATATCAAATTTGATGATGCCTAGCTCATTAGCTATGTAACCCCCTGCAATGTTAGCTGCGATGATCGCTGACCAATTCCTTTCTCGTTGTGTTAGACGCATTTCTTTATCTATTTTTCGTTGTATGCTACGAACTATATTTTTAGTTCCTTCGGGGTTAGCTATAACATGCTGAACAAATGGAACAATCGCATGTCCATAGTTCTCAGTAAGCTGATGGTCAAATTTTTCTTTACCTTCTTCTGTAGATACAATGGTTGTGTCTTGGTAGTCAATTACAAATTCGATGAGCCTCATAAGCTCGCCTTCTGGTAAAGATTTCCCTACCATGAGCTTTTGGTAAAAGGAAGAGTTGGACGTGCTAAGAGTTATGGCACGCCACGTAGTGTCATTTATACGGTTAGCATTTGAATTCGCCATACCTTTGTCTTTCCCTTTACCTTGTGAACATTCATAGGCAAAGTCGCTTATCTCCTCGCTATCCAAGTTACTCAATTCGTCCATTGTATTAACGATGTTTTTTAAAAAACCCAATTTATTCACACGGGCTACTGCCGTATCTTTAGGATTACCTAACAACATTTCAGGATCACCACATATACTGTTAGCCATACGAAGCACTGTAGTTTTACCTGTACCTGCGTTCTTATGTACAAGATTTATAATGGCTCCTTTTTGCCCTGTCATTTCTAACAAGGGCGAACCAAACCCAGACAACGCGGCAAACGCTTGTATTTCCAAACCTTTACGATTGTAAACATTAAATACTTCTTGCCATTTCTCCAACGTACCTTTGGGTTCAAAGAAAGGTGCAATAGAACGAGTTACTTTAGCAGCAGGTGTATGGTAAACACCGTCAGCAGTTATCTCTCTTTCTCCGGCAATAAATTTAGTGTTGTTATTAGCCCAACCAAATTGAAGACGCATAATTTCTGATGCTCTTTCTGTCTGTTTAAATTTAATAGAGTTAAGCACGTACTCATGTAGAGCACCGCCGTTAGTTGTTGATATCACCCCGTTCTTAGCTAGGTGTCTTAATAGTTCTCTCTTTTCTAATTTATCATTTGGTATACTAAATTCACGTACGCCATCATGCGGGGAATGAAACCGGAAAACAGAAACGTATGCTTCTTCCCCTGTGTCCCACATTTGTTTTTTTAAATACACGTCGTGCTCATAAACAAATTTAGCATCGTCTCCGTCTTGTTTGTAAACACCTCCGCTTTCTCCTCTAAAGTAGCCAGTGAATTTATTGATAGGACTATTTTTAGCTTTCTTTATGACCTTCCCTAGTTCTAACGGCCCGGTTATCTTGCCTTTATGTACGCAGCCTTTGCATCCGTTAGGGTTTTTCTTGGCAAACTCTTCACAAGAGTGTGCATACTTGATGCCTACAATTTTTCTTTCTACGGTGCTGAAATCATAATCAGGGTGTTCTTGAGATACAGCATGTATAGCCATATCACCGTCTTCACAAAACTTAGCTACCGACAACGCGTCCCACCAACGTGGCTCTGATAAGGTTGCTCTATTTTTTAAGCTGTCTTTTAATTGTAAGCAGGTGTCTTGACGGCTAAGTAGTTTAGAAAATTTATAGCCTTTGTTTTGTACCAGTAGTTTTTGTAACGCATCTAGTGCTGGTTTTGTTCTAGGTTTTATAACTGCGTCAGGGTCTACTCCAAGAAGCTCACGTATGTCATCGGGTGCATAGCGTTCGGCACTAGAGAGGATTACTTCTACAAGTTTAGGTTTTGCTTTTTTATGGTTATAAGTATTCGGTACTCTGAGTATCCGAGTAGGTTCAAATACAGTAGGGTCGGCACGAAATCCTTGTGTAACACAGACTTGTTTAAGACGTTCAGCTATAGGTATCCATTTCTCTGTTGGTACTTCTTCAGTAAATGCCCAGTAGATATGAAATCCGTAACCTGAATTTACTATTACAGGGGTGGGCAAACCAACTATGTCGCAAAACTTTTTAAGGGCAATGTTGCCTTCTTTTTGTGTTGCGTATCCTTTTGGCAGCCCAGTAGAAGGTTCTATTTCTTCTGCTTTTCGACTGCCACAATCTATATCAAGCCATATAGCTCCTAATGATTCTATGTTATCCTTTTGCCTGTTACCGCTTTTTTTAAGTTTTCCTAATGCAAAGTAAACATTTAGTCCTTGCTTAGATAACTCGTTAGCTATGTCATATGCTTCTTCTTTACTATCGGTAAACTTTGGAAAAGGTTTTCCGTTTTTCATCCCGACCACATTATAAAAGCCGCCTTTTGGAACGGCATAGTCTATGAGGTCAAAATTGTTCATTTTTTATATTTACAAATTATCTCACTTATCGGTTTAATTAGTTCTGCGTTTGGCTCATGGATACCCATGAACCAGTTATAGACAGTCTGTCTACTGACTCTCAACTTAATAGCAATTTCAATAACTGATAGGTCATGTTTAATACATACACGACCTAATTTCACTCCTAAGCGGGAATCATTAGCTTGTTTATTCAGACTATCGAGGCGCGTTGTGTAGCCGTAACTCATTAGTTTTTATCGCTCCCCCACGATGCAATAATATCTTCTATATCTTCTTCACCGTTGGTATCTTCTTCGTTTGTGTTTGTACGTTTAACTGGTTCTTCAATTTCATCAGCAAAAGGATCAGCTTCAGCAGAAGTTTCTTTAGCCTTAACCGTGTCAGCGTTCTGTTCATCAAACGGGTTGTCTGACTTTTCGTCAGCACTGAAGCCTTCTTCCTTACCAAAAGGAGAAGGAGGTTTATAAGGTAAATACTTCAATACCTGTACACCACGTAACCTTAGTGATACTCCTGATGTGCCAGTAGCTGCTATTTTGTAAGGTATTAATTCCACTGCTACATTTATTGTACTACCAGTAGTAAGCATAAAATCTGCTTCAAGACGATTGTTTTGAGCATCAAACTGGTCAGGTACATTAGTAGGAGTACCATCATAAGCCGCTCTTAATTTAGCCTTCCCAGTGAAAGTTCCATCGTCTTGCTTTTTAAAAGGCAAATCCAATTTGTCAGGCCAAGACTTATCCCTGCTTTTAGCATTTGTATAAGCCCCCTGCATAATTTGATAAAGCTCTTTTGCTTGATCTTTAGTTAAAACAAAATCCAGTTCATAACTGGCACCATCTTCTGTCGCATCACATGGAACGCTTTTGCCCTTCTTCCCGGCTTTAGTATCAAACCTGTAAGGCTTGTCTATGCGCGGGTAGCGTGCTTCAACATTCCTAATTATGTGAGTTTCGTTAGCCATAAATAGCTCCTCTCTTATGTTTTCAAACGGGTTTATTTGTTGAGTAACAACTTTAGAAAGTTGTTCTAGGTTTATAAATTCATCCTTGGTTAAAGGTCGAACTGGTTTAAAACACATTTTGTAAATGTTGTAATGCTGCACAAAATATATTTCAGTTAGTACACTTCCGGTACTTTCCCGGTTGTGTTCAAGATGCTTTATATATTTATATAAATTCATCCTGTTATCTTCTTTTGAAAATAAACTTAATGCACCAAGTCTAAGTTCGTAAAGAGAATTTTTACTGAGGATGGCTACCTTAATTTTAGTAAAGAATTTACAAGGTGCACCTCTGTTAGTGTTTCCTCTTTTTATGCTTTGGTCACAGTCTAAGCATCGTGTTGCCTGTTTAGTGGCTTCTGGCACTTTTGCATCAGGAAAATCACACCCAAAAGACCAACAGTTTATTTTACCTTCAACATCATAGTAACTTCTGGATAGCGTTCCACTATCTGTTATAACTACTTGAATAGAAGTTACCGGCTTATAGGTGTCCGGGTGTATAAAACATCCGTCCTGTGTTTGCAGCCGGTTCATTTTTTAGACGGCTTACGAACAGAAATAATATGTTTACGAATAACTTGAAGACTTGGAGGAACTACCTCTGGATTAACTTCCAGAAATTCTTTCATGTTTCTACCGTGTACACGCTTCTCCAGTAAGTGCGCTGCTTTATGTTCTAAAACAAAATTGTGCATTTCATCCCAGTTGCTTACTTGATAAGTAGTGTGTAAACGTCGGGACACGGTGCCAGATTGTAGTCTTAGAGACTCACCTTTTTCCCCAAAAAACGAATCCAGTTTTTCAGTTATTTTATCTTGCTGCGCCTTTATCTCTTTAATTTCTTCTTCTTTACCTCTAATGGCCTCTCTCATTTCTATATAGATGGCCGTTAGTTTATCTGCCCTATCGGTGTTGTTCATCGCTCCTCCTTATAAAAAAGTAGGGAGGATTAGTTTACCAAGTAGGTTTACAATGTCAAGTATTTAATTCTTGTTTGTACAGATCGACTATCTTGTGGTGCTGCTCTATATTTGATCGCAACATATTGTACAAGCGTGTTTCTACCTCGCTCCCACGCACATGTATTACAGTCATCGGATTATATTGCCCCGGTCTGTCTATACGTGCATTAGCTTGAAGGTATGTCTCTACGCTAGTAACAGGAGCGTACCAAATAACTGTATTAGCGGAAGTAAGTGTTAACCCATGCGCCGCTGCTTGTGGTTGTATGATAAGTACTTGAATTTTATCAGTTTCTTGAAAATCTTTAATTATTTGGTAGCGTTTATTTACAGATACTTTGCCTGATATTATTTCGCATCCTATTTTATTTTTCTTTAAAAATTTATCTAATAATTCTATGGTATGGATAAAGGGAACAAACACCAACACCTTGTGAGATGATTCATCAATAGCTTCTTTTACTACTTTTAATCTATTCCTTACATCAAACTCAATTACTTCACGCTCATCAGAGTAGACTGCCCCCCCTGATATTTGAAGAAGTTTATTTAAGTTTGTAGCTGCATTTATTGCTGTAACTTGTTCTCCATCAGCTTCCATCATCATACGATCTTTCAATAATTTATAGTATGTTGCCTGTTGTTTAGTTAGAGGTGCTTCACGTTCTACATAAGTAACAGGAGGCAAGTCTAAACATTGGTCTTTTTCAAATCTTATAGCGGGTTGTAATACTTCATGCACCGTCTGATCTGCGTCTGCTTTTGGTCTCCATATAAATTGAGAAGCTTTATACATGACCTTATCCCTAAACTGCCCAAAATATTTAGGTGCATTTTCAGG